ATGCTTTTTTATCTCGCCATATGTGCAGGATTTATTCTGGGAATCTGGCTGCTTGCCAAGGGTTATCACTTGTATAAGATGTCTTACAAGCGAGAAGGATTTGACCCGGTGTCAGTGATTGAAAAAGGTGAAGCTGAGTTTGGGGAAATGAGTGATTACGCTCTTGAAGAACACAGAAGAAAACTTGAAAAGAAGACTGAATACCTGAAGGCTCAAAAAGAATATGCAAACGTGGTTCGTGAATATTCGATGTCCACGACTACTCAGAAACTTGAACTGATAAATCGTTTCAAGACCACGATGCAATTACAGCTTGCGACAGAGTTGCATAACGAGTATCTGATACTGGCCAACAGTAACCGGAATATGGAAGTGATGGCAAAGATAAAATTATTTGAGTCTTTGCCACCGGGCCAGACAATGGAACTACACCTTGAAAATCTTCGCACACAATTACTGAACGAACAGGAATTATTGAAGGAACAACGGTCTGCGGAAAACATAATCAGACTGGGTATTATTTCTGACTACTTGGAAGAGTACCAGAAGATAATCCTGATACAGGAGCAGCTTGATACGATGTATAAGGAAGTGGCAGAACTTGAGCGAGAGGGAGGCCCGGTGAATCAGAGAAGAATTGAAGCCAGAGAAGCCACAATCAAAGCGGTGGAGAGAGATAAATATGAGCGAGAAGCAGGACTGGTTCAAGCGTATAACGGGGGAAAAAATAACAGAGCGTTACCCTAAGAAGTCATACGAGCAGATAATAAACAAACAGAAGAAGAAACATAAATCACAATATGGGCTTCTGAATTTAGGGACAGGAACAGATGGTGAGTTCTGGCTGACTGAAGAAGAGAGAGAAAATCACCTGCACATAATCGGCTCAACTGGAGAAGGCAAGTCAAAGTTTCTTGAACTACTAATCAGACACGACATTGATAGTGGAAATGGCCTGTTATTTCTTGACCCCTCAGACCAGGCAGAGACGGCGTACAATGTACTGAAATACTGCGCCAAGGTGGGACACAAGAAAGTTGTTTTAATTGACCCCTCACACCGCTGGAAGTTTAACAAGGTTCCCGGCCTGAACCCATTTCATTACATACCCAGTTTAGAATTTCCGTGTGTGTCCAACATCACAGATATTGTACGTGTAGTATTTGGCAGTAAGTCTGAAGATACGCCGACCATTAACAAATATCTTCCGGCAATTCTACACACGCTTTTCAAAGCGCATATGAGTCTCGCAGAAGCGATTTATTTCACGGACAGGGAGAATACTGATTACTACTTAAAACGCTCTGCCATCCTCAATTTTTCGCACGCCAAGGACCGCTTCAGGATGGCGCTTGAGGAAGTGTATAAAGATAAAATTGTCTTCAATGAAATCAGGAGTACGGTCAGAAGGTTTGAGCCATTGTTTCACGAGATATTGGTGTTGATGCTGGCCAAGGGCGGTATTAATTTCATGAAACTGGTCAGGGAAAAGTATGTGGTGTTAGTCAATCTCAGTACAGATGATTTTGACTATCTGCATAACAAGTTACTGGCTACACTTTTGATTAACGAGTTAATGTTTGCGATTAGCCGCCTGCGGCAGCACGACTGGAAAGGGGTGTATTATTTATATATTGATGAAGCCGGGGAATATGCTAACAGAAAACTGGCAGAGCTGATGGCGTACAAACGGAAATCCGGCCTCAGAGTAAATACTGCCCATCAGTATTTTTCTCAGTTTGAGGATAAATACGTTCTCGACGCCGTAAATAATCTGACCAAGACCAAGATTGCTTTTCATATTCCGAGTCCCGAAGACCGGATGAAAGTGGTGAAGATGATGTACGGCGGTGACCTCGCAGACCGGGAAGTAAGTTATGTTTTATCAAAGCAGGAGTCACGTCATGCAGTAATTAAAAAAGGTAAGGAGCCACCGGCTATTATCAAAATTAAGAACATAGATGAACTTGATATTACGAAAGAGGAACTTGAAAATTACATTCACCAGATTTATGAACAACCATTTTATTTCGACCCGCAGGAAGTAAGGAAGGAGATTTATGCCCGTGTACAGCCCACAAAGGCAGACAATTCTTCGGGTGCTGCAAAAGGAACCCAGGCTGACAATAAAACAGGTGGCAAGACTGATAAACGCGCCTGGGATTGATGCCGTCAACCGGTTACTTAACCGGATGCACGAGGACGGTCTGATTGACAAGCTCGAACGGCCTCACGTCACCCTGGATTACCAGTGGTGTCTGTTTCAGCGTCCGAGGATTAAAGCCCTGAAGTTGCAAAATTACGAACACGAAAAAACTTGCGCTGATATTTTTGTGCCGTGTCAGTTACGGGGTGTGCAATGGACATATTACCCGATGGAATTTAAGCGTCACGGATTATACCCTGACCGGAAATTTAAGTATGAAGGGAAAACCGTGTACGTCGAAGTTGACCTCTCAACTGAACCTCTGAAGACGATTGAAAAGAAAGTCAGGGATTACATCAAGGTATATGCGATGGAACCTGACCATCGGTTTCACGTGGTCTTTGTAGTCCCGGATGGTGACAGGGCAGAACAGATTCTTGGGGTGTTACAGGCAGCTCGCAAGGGCAATATGTTTCTCTTGTCCCTGCAAGACTGGATGACTACAGACCCGCTGACTGATGTATACGTGTCTCCGCTTGACCCTTCCAAACGCCTCTCACTGACCACACTTTAACTCTGTTAATATATCCAAACAGAGGTACACACAAGCAGTCAAAGACGAGTCGCGGTGCTGGACACCGATTGCCCGACATCCCCTGATAAACGCTTGTGTTACCTCGTTTCTGGTTCCTGACTATGAAGAGTGTGGGCCGGTTTTCTGCCGGGCAGAGTAATGCTCGCTCCGCTCGCAGTAATGTACTGATAGTTCCTGTTTGTGGGTTTGAGTTTTTGATTTGGTGTTTGGGTTTGGTTGAGGGTTGAGGGAATGTCAGTAGTAAGGGTCAGATTGCAGTGAGGTGATGGATGTTTGTGTTGAGGTGTTCTGAGGTTGGGAGGATGCAGATATGAGCAAAGGAAGAGGGGCTGAGGGAGAAGTTGAGACCTGTTTTGTATCCAAAGGGGAAGAGTTGATTGCAGCCCTGCTTAAATTAAAATCTAGCACTATTGTTCCCGCCAAAATAAATTTTGGAAATTTAGCTCCGCTCCGCTACGCAAGACATAAGAGGGGGACAAGTAAATTAACATTAGTGATGTGGACGTTAGTCGTATGGGGGGTTGGACTGTTGTGTGGCTTGGTAGTTATACACAGGATAGCTTCAGTTTCCGTACCCTACACATATCAGACAGTGGATAAGTTAACTCAGAATTAAAGATTCTCGCTCGCAGTCGGTCACTCGCTCGAATTTTAATTCTTCGTTAGACTTATAATGTAAGAATGTTTGGGTAAGAAAGAAGCCCCTGCCCTAACGCACCGCGCCACCCAATGCACAAGCCCTTACTTTTAAAACCAAAACCATTAAATGCAATTATATGTACCATCATTATTCTGTGCCTCAAACCCGCTACGCTAAATTTCCAAAATTTATTTTGGCCCGCCTTCAATAACCCGATGCCGATAGTGCTAGACTTTAATTGTAAACAAGCCTGCAACCCCTTAGGCAAAAGGGGTTCCTCGGATTCACTAAACCCGAAGTGTCGGTGAGTAGGGATTTCCTGCCTTTATATGGAAGTCGCAGAAGGAGAATAAAAACTTGGTATTATCTCTGGCGGTGCGCCGGGGTACCAAGGCTCCGGTTATGGCTGAATGAGCACTTTGTTTGTTTACCAAAAAGGACCCGTAATTGGGTCCTTTGGGTTATATGGTTTGTTCGAGTTGTTCTTTGAGTGTCTGAATATATTTATCGAGTTCAAGTAGTTGTGTGATTGTTTCGGAGCAGTGGATTTGGAGTTTGTCTAAATTTTGAAGTTGTTGTTTTGGGGTGAGCATAATTATTATTTTAAGAGTTCAGAGTTCTCGTAAATGTTGCCGATGACTTCAAAAGGATAAGATATATTCGTGAAAGAGTATCCAGTATCACTCCCGACCCTTCTTGCTCGAAAATAAGCTCCATCTTCCTGCCAGACGACTTCGTACCGTCCGGTCAGTTGTCCAATCTTCAATAAATCTCCTTCAAATACCTCGTTTCCATTCTTGTCCAAGAGACCGATGAATTGCATTACTTCGAGGTCTTCATTGGGCACAGTTTTGGTCGTTATCTGGTCCACATCTTTGAATTTGCCTTCCAAGGTGATGTTGGTTCCCTGACCAAACTTTGCCTTAAGGTAGTAGTGCATTTTCTTTTCGGGTTTGTGCCAGACTCTGAATTTGAATTGTCGCATTGTTTTTAATTGAAGAATTTCAAGTAAGCTTTGGTTTTGTATGTGGTCCACGGTGAGAAGCCTTGAGCTTGGTAGATTTCGAAGGCTTTGTCAATGTTGCGTTGGCAGTCAACAAGGTCAGCGATTTTCCAGCCTTTCTTTAAGTGAATTGAGTTTATTTGGAAGTAACCGAAGTCAACGCTGCCGTTGGTATTGACGTTCATTGCTTCACAGTTGCCAGTTGAGTTTTCGGCTTTCTGAATGGCGAGGGCAAGTTTGCAATCCTTACCGAATTTATTACAGGTGTATTGTTCGTTGGTCAGAATAGTTTGAGCCTTGGCAGTTTTGATTATCTGAGGCAGAGGCTGTACGCGGGGAGTGATGTTGATGAAATTGTGAATCGGGTTTTGGAAGTTGATTTGGTATTGAGCGATGAATTGATTGTACAGGTGAATGGAGAAACCAGAGAGAATAATGAAGCTGAGGATTCCGAGAGTAAGAATGAGTCTGAGGGTTGATTTTTGAATGTTTGTTTTTGGGGGTTTCATATTTGTGTTTTGATTTTTTCAGCCCTGACGGGCTGCGTTATTTAATAATTGAGATATGCACAGGCGAGAGGTATTGACAGGATTTGCAGGTAAGATATTGTGGAGATAGAGGTATTTCATATAGTTTTCACAACTACTATATCAACAGAGGCGAACGGTTGTTCGCATTGCCTCGTGTTAGAGTAAATCTTCGATGGTCACGAATTGGGCTGAAGTAAAACTGTTTCGAGTAAGCATTGCGTTTCGATGATTGGCACTGAAAAGATTGTCGTGAGACCTTTGATAAATTTCGCAGTATTCACAGTTGTCATCCAGTGATTTACTGGTGTGTGAAAGCAAGTGATGAGTGAGGTCCATATTTGGGTGAGACATTTATTTGGTGATTAAGGATTATTGCCCTCCAGATATTGCCAGCAACGTTTGCACAATTCCCCGATAAACCTCCTAGCTACTTTGCAGCGAATGCACTTCATAGGATTTGATTACTTGTTGGACGTATTGGCGTGAGACCTTCAATTCACGAGCGACCTTTGATTTATTCCCGTGTTTTTTGAAAGCCCGGTAAACCAGTTCTTTCTTTTTCATTGAGTGGGGGTTACTTATCTTACTTACATCATAAATGATTGCATTGCATTGCGCAAGTATAGTTATCCACAGTCAGCCAGTATCCCGCATAGATAAGCCGAAAGAAATTTGTTTCCTGATACTCCTTAGAAATGGGTTCCGTTACGACGGAGAGACTCCTGTTTTTAAGGGCTATGAGTAAACAAACCTCTATGGAAAATGATGAAGAAATAAAACCAGTGTTCGGCACACCCCCGGAAGAACTCAAAGAGATGATTCGAAAAAAGAAACAGGCAGAGAAAGTTGACCCTGCGCTGATTCACTGACCGGGATAGAAGACGTGGCAAGGTAATGCAAGCACCAGTCAGACAACCAGTGCTTGCAGGATTTATTGGATACCAGCACTCAGGAGTGGTTCCAAGCTCTCCATAAATAACGGAAGAAACCGGCAATTTCGTAAATCATAAAGACAACGAAAGCCAGACGGAAAATGGTCCACTCGATTTTATGGAACTGATTTTTCGAAGCCATAATAGGCGTACACCTCTTCCATCTCATTCGCCTAAAAGGAAGCCGGTTATTGTCTTGTCTGACAATGACAGCTCGAAATAAGCGAATGGATGGAAAAATCAAAGAAAAACAGGATCACACAGATTACGCCATGAATGTCATCTGGCTCCGGCTGCTGATTGGCTTAACCGTCGGAACTTTAAATTAAAGCAGTTTCCGAAGTCAATTACAAAATTCGTTAATGCTTGTTAAGTAGAATCATTCGACAATTCGATTCATTGAAATTTGGACAATATGGCAAAAGGCGGATACAGAGAAGGGGCAGGGAGGCCAAAAGCCCAGCACACGATTGCAGCAGAGGCGGCAAAAGCAAGGCTGGTGGAATTATTTGTGGCTGACAAAGAGGCGATTTTCAAAGCGCTGATTGCCAAAGCGAAGAAAGGCGACGTGCAGGCACTGAAAGAACTATTCGAACGAGTCTGGGGGAAAGCTGTGCAGCCGATTGGCAACGATGGAAATAATTCATTCAAAGTTCAATGGATGTCATCATCCCCTACCAGCCCAGACACTGGGCGACCAGACTCCACGATACACATAAGCGCTGGATAGTCCTTGTCCTTCACCGCAGGGCCGGAAAGACCGTAGCGGTTTTGAATCATCTCCAGAGAGACGCCCTCAGAATCCCGGACTCCCGATTCGCATACATCGCACCATTTTATAAACAAGCCAAGAACATTGCGTGGGATTTGCTCAAGCACTACGCCCAGCCAGTCCCCGGAGTCCAATTCAATGAATCCGAACTCTCAGTCAAATATCCCAACGGAAGCAAGCTTACGCTTTATGGAGCGGACAACCCTGACAGCCTGCGAGGTATTGCCCTCTGGGGAGTTGCGTTTGACGAATATTCACAGCAGCCCTCCAATATTTTTACTGAAATCATCAGACCTTCACTGGCTGACCATCAGGGTTATGCCATCTGGATAGGCACTCCCAAAGGCAAGAATGAACTGTACCGATTATATGAACACGGAAAAACAGATGACGGCTGGCTCTCACTCCTCCTGACTGCTGAAGACACCCGGCTCATCCCCGAGTCAGAACTGGCAGACGCCAGGAAGCTGATGAGCGAGGACGAATATACACAGGAGTTTCTGTGTTCATTCGAAGCCTCAGTCAAGGGAGCTTACTACGCCAAGGAAATTGCTCAGGCCCGCAAGGAAAACCGCATCAAGCTTGTCCCGTACGACCCGGCCTTAAAAGTTCATCTGGTTTCAGATTTGGGCGTTGGACAGGCATTCGCCACCGGGTTTTATCAGAAGTCAGGCGGTGAGACCCGGATGATTGATTACTGGGAAGGCAGTAACACTGACGGCATTCCTCAGGCCATCAAAGTCTTCAGGGAAAAGCCGTATGTGTATGGCAAATGGTTCCTCCCACATGATGCCGAAGCTCACAGTATTGACACCGGCAAGACCCGCGTGCAGACCGCCAAGGAATTATGGCCAAACATTGACATTGAAATCGTGTCCAGACTCTCCGTGGATGACGGGATTTCCAAAGGCAGATTGATGTTCCCCCGCCTGTGGATAAACGAGCAGAAGTGCGAGAAGTGGCTCGATTACATTTCCCAGTACCGGCAGGAATGGGACGATGAAAAGGGCATGTTCAAAGAAAAGCCACTCCATGATTTCACGAGCCACGCCGGGGATATTCACAGGTACGCAGCAGTCATCGAAGACCAGATGACCAATGAAATTTACCAAGCATATAAACAACCCGAATGGGTTCCAGAGACAAGTTACTTTAACTAAATGGACACAGAGCAAATCGTAAAACAATGTCGCGCTGAATATGACGCAGGGCTTCAGTTCCGGCACCTCCGGGAAAAGGACTGGAAGCTGGCCGAGGACCAGTATTTCAACAAGCAGGCCAAATCCTTGAAGCAGCGGTACAACGTCCCGGTGCCGATTGTCCCCGGATTCGTAGAAACGTTGTTGTCCAAGGTTGACGACCCGCCAACCCTCAAGTTCGAGCAGGGCGAGGAAGCGGATTACAAAGCCGCTCAGAAGGTGAATGCCTTTTACCAGCAGGAATCTCAGTCAGAAGACCACGACTGGGACATGATTGACCTTGACGGCAAGAAACAGGGGATTCTGTATGGCCGTACAGTTGATAAGTTTTACGCTCAGAGCAAACCCAAATACAAATCCTGTCTTGAGGTGGTGGATGTTTACGACTTCATCGCAGACCCGATTGGCGGGGGCGACCTCGAAAAGCATCGCTTTTGTCAGCAGGACAACATTTTCAAGACCAAAGAAGATTTGAAGACTGGCGTGGAAGCGTTTGGATATGACCCCAAAGCTGTGGAGAAGATTATCAACGCCACGAGTGAAGACAAGTTGGCTGACAATGACAACATGTACCGCTCCAAGCAGAGCCGGATGATGGCATTGGGGATGGACGGCATCACATACAACTACGCCGGTCAGTCGCTGTACAAATTCATTGAAGCCGGAACCACGTGGAAAGGCGAACGGTATTACGTTCTTTTCAATTACGAAACCGGAATTGCGGTCAAATGCGTTCCCTTGAAAGAAGTCTTCAAATCAAACTTGTGGTGGTTCACTTCCTGGGCCACGCACCGGGACATTTTCAACTTCTGGAGTAAGGCCCCGGTGGATGACATTGTGCCCCTGGCAGAAATGGTCAGAGTCCTGGTGAATCAGGAACTCGACAACCGCCAGAAAAAGAACTGGGGCATGCGGGCGTATGACCCGGATGTTTTCCCTGACCCTTCACAGCTCCAGTGGCGACCGGACGGGCTGGTGGCAACCAAGGCAAAGGTGTCATTACAACAAACCATTCAGAGCGGGATTTACGAGTTCCAGACCCCGGAATTACAGGGCACCATCAATCTGGTGGAATACATTGACGGCGTGATTGGCCAGAAGACCGGCGTGACCGCAGACACACAGGGTCAGAGCAGCGAAGACAAGGTGGGTATTTATTACGGCAACCTCAAGCAGGTGGCTGACAGGCTTGGCCTGTACAACAAGAGTTACAAGAAGAACTGGGCAGCCATTGGCAGGCGCTACGTCTGGGGCTTGTTTGAACATCTGAGGACCCCGGAAGCTGTCAGAATCATTGGCGAACAGGGCGCGGAATGGGATGAACTCAAACGAATGGAAATCAACCCTGACTGGAATATCAAAGTCCAAGGCGGCAATGCTGAGATGGCCGAGGATGAAGTCAAAAAGAAAAGACTTCAGGAGATTATGGCCACCCTTGCCCCGGATGAACTGCTGATTCTTTCACCACGCTGGAGAGCAGAGACCAAGCTCAGGGCAGCAGGCGTGGAAGAAGACGACATCAGGATTGCCTTTGATACTCAGAATGAAGGCAACCGCGAAATATTGAGTGAAGCGTCACAGGCCATTCAGGAAATTCTTGACGGCAAAACACCGAAGCTCAACCGAGGGGCAAACACAGCCTTTGTCCAGAAGATTCTCGATTATGCGTATGACACAGACCTCAAGCCCAATGAGTTTGAATCCCTGATTGCTTACGCTCAGGCGCATCTGCCAATTGCACAGGAGAATATGGCCAGAAAAGCCGTGCAGGTGATGGCACAGAAAGGTATTCCGCCAACCCGGTTGGGAGGCTCGCAGCCTTCCGCAGTAGAACAGCTCTATGGCGGTCAAAATGCCACTGAGCCTGCACCAAACACGCCAGAAGGTACGCAGAGTCAGTCCCAGCAATTAACACCTGAATTAGCCCCAAATGTCACAGCAGCTTGAACAACTGAAAAAACTGGTCTTCGAAGGAGGCTTTGACGCAGAGAGTAAAAAGGATGTGTTACAATTAGAGCAACAGCTACAGGAAATTGCAGCCGCTGAAAAACTCCTGCTCAATCCCGTTATCAAAAAGTATGTTGATTACCTCGACGCTGAAGCTCAGCGCTGCACGCACCTTCTCTCCTTCGACCGCACACTGACCGACCTGCAAAGACAAGTCCTCTTCGAAAAGCGTGACCTCTGCGAACAGTTCTCTTCCCTCTTTACCGGCCAGGAGAAAGAAGCAATTGAACAAAAAATAAACGACCTGCTCAATGTGGCAAAAGCTCAAAACAATCTTTCATAAACCCCTGCCCGCACTCGTTTCCAGAAACAATGTCCTCATCGTCACCGCGTACCCGAAGAAAGGGATTGTCACCGTCTCTTATAAAGGGAAAGTCACGCGAGGATACTTTGAAGACAGGACAATGGAAAACATGATGAAGGGTGTGAGGTTTGAAAAGAACGTGGACGAGTTTTTAGCCGCCGTGGGCAAGCTGATTTATCAAGTAACCAAATAACCATGTCAAAAAAGAAATCAGAGGCTGCTGACGCAGCCGAAACAAGTGAAAATGAAACTCCCGCTGAGGAAACAACCCAGGGGAGTGAATTCACAGTTCATAACTCCAACGGAGTGCCAGTCAGAATGTATTCAGTCGAAATCCACGGTGAAAAAGCCGGGGAACTTGCCCAGGAATACGCCTCGAAAATTAAGGGCACAGTCAAATAATATGGCAAAGAAAAAGAAAAAAGGCGGCAAGAGCTGCTAGCACCTTACAAACAAGTAAAAACGCGAGCAATTGGTGGTGTTACGTAGACCACTGAAGAGGTTTACTCGCGTTTTCCTTTTCAGTGTTCGACTTAGCGCCAGCAATGGCGCTTTTTTGTTACTCCACAACCCAAAAAGAGAAAAGGTGATGACGGCCTCTAACGGTCATCTTGCTTCGTATAAGCAACCCAAATAAGTACGAAAGGAAATTATGTCCGATGCAGACATACCAGTCTCCGATGACTTCCAGCCCGCTCCGGGCGTGGAGTACGAAGACAATGTTGAGCAACCAGCCGAACCTGTGAAGGAAGAGGCGAAAGCTCCAGAGCCGACTGAAAAGCCCGCTGAAGCCACAGCGGAGGAACCCAAAGCCGAACCTGAGAAGGAACAGCCGAGGAATCCTGAAACGGGTAAGTTTACCCGTAAGGCTGGCCCAATTGCTGATTTGCTGGAGAAAAAGCATTCCGCTGAAGAACGAGCGGCACAGGCAGAAGCCAGAGCCGCAGAACTCGAAGCCAGGATTGCAACACTCTCCGAACAGCCAAGGTCAACTGATTCCGCCCCACAGATAAAGCAGATTGCTGAAGCCTACGGGGTGGATGAGGAACTGCTTCAACATATCGTCAATGTTACCCGTGATTCGGTAAATCCCGACCTTCCTTCGGAAGTGAAGGAACTACTGGCAGAGCGCGAGCAGCAGAAGGCGATTGAAGCTGAGACTCAGGTGTTTGAGACCAGAGTTCAGAAATTGTCCACGGTTTTCAAGGATGAACCCATTCTGGAACACAAGGACAAGCTGATGAAACTGGCGTACTCGACCGAGCTTGCCCCTGACGGTGAGCCCTACCACGAAAAAGAGCTTTCCGAACTTTACTTCGCTTTTATCAAGCCGGAGATAGAGCCGGGGAAATCTTCAGCGGAACCGTCCCGAGGCGGCACTCAGACCACAACAGTGCTTGATTTTGAAGAAATAGCCCAGCGCGATGACCCCAGGGACATTGAGGCAATGGATGACGAGACCTTCAAAAAATACAACACATGGCTGGCAGAAAAGCAGGGCAAAGCTCCGATACGGAGAACGTAATTAACCTTGCATAAATGGCAAACTCATTATCCGCGTCATTCCCCACCCGGTGGGCGCGTGAGATGCAGGAGAAGTTCTGGACAAAGAACGTCTTCCGCCCTCAGGCAAACTTCCGGTTGGAGAGTGACCTTAAAGACGGAGATACGGTAAAGAGAGTCTACCGCTCCGCCACAGTCCCGCAGGATTACACCCGTGGCACTGATGTAAGCTTCCAGGACCTCACCGACACGGCTGAATCTCTGACCGTCAACAAGCAGCCGGTAATTCCCTTTTACATTGACGACCTCGATGCGCTGCAATCCCACTACGACGAGCGCGCACGCTACACCGAAGACACTTCCAACCAGATGGCCAACATCATCAATGGCTGGTATCTGGGTGAAGTGACCAACGCCACCAGCGTCATTGATGCTGCTGACTTCGGCGGCACTGCCGCCCAGGGTGCAACCATCACACCGGCAAATATCCAAAAACTTTTTGCCCTCGCTCAAAAGAAAATTTCTCGTTTGAACACCTGGGCGGAAGGTTCGATGTTCGCCAACCTCACCCCTGACCTTTATCAGGTGTTGCTCGAATACCTTTCCGGTAAAGAGAGCATGCTTGGTGACAGGACTGGTGAGAACGGGCATATGGGCCGCTACTACGGTTTTGACCTCTACGTCTCAACCGGCGGTTACTGGACCGGCAGAATCGGCATTGCAACCCAGCCGACTGACGGTGATACCGTGGTCATCAATGGCGTGACGTTCACTTTCAAGACCACTCTTGGCTCCACAGCCGGGAATGTATTGATTGGTGCAACCAATGACACCGCTTTGACCAACCTCGCCGCGTTGATTAACACTCCAGGCACCACGACTGCCCAAGGCGTTGCGCTCAGTGCTGACAACCAGGCCAAGCTCTACGGCTGTACGGCCACGGCTGACACAACCAACGACCGCATGACCCTCACCTACCGAGGTGTTGGCGCACCAGTTGTCTCTGAAACATTGACTGCTGCTGCTGACACTTGGACCACTGGTCTCAACATCGCTCACAACCTCTTCGGCGTGAAAGGCGCGTCTGACATCGTGATTCAAAAGAATCCCGGCGTCCAAATCGAAAAAGCTGAGAACCGCCTTGGATACAAGGTCATCCCTTACTCCCTGTTCGGTCTCAAAACTTTCGTTGACGGCGCAAAGAAGATGGTTGATGTCAAAGTAGACACCACCCTCTACACCTAATTCTTAATTTGGTAGTTCAATCAAATGACCAGAATCTTAAATCGCCAGTTGATTCTTTCCAAAGGACTGCGCATTGAGCATCCCGTTGACACAACGATTGCTGCTCATAACGCGGTCATCAAGGATACCAACGGCACCACCGCGGTGAACGTCTTCGGCGCGAACGGCGCACCGGCCAATCTCACGATTACCAGTGTGGACGTGATTGCCCTTGATACCACTGCCGGGAACATCACGCCGAAAGTGAATGGCAATACGGTTGTCACCATCGCCAAGGGCACCGCCTCAGGTGCATTGGTTGGTGGTGTCACCCTTGCCAACACAACAGTCAAGGCAGGGGATGCAGTGACGATACTTTCCAGCTCCGCTGGGAATGCTCGCGTTCGCATCCACTACACCTTTGACACGGCTTAGTTGTTCGACCCAACGGCTCAACGATTGAGCCTGCGGGCTGACCAATTAACTTACAACTATGGAATCCTACCAATTCAAACGTATCGCTTCCGGTGATGCCAATACCACCGTAACCGTGTGTGCGACTCCTTGCACGCTCCACAGCGTGACGATTAACACCACCTCTGCGCAGGCCCTCACACTCAAAGACTCTGGCACTAATAACACCAACACTACGATTGCCACCATCAAAGCTTCGATTGCCGAACAGACGTTGCAGTATGACGTTGACTGTCCGACTGGTCTGACGATTACGGTTCCCGCCTCATACACCGGGGATGTAACAATCGCGTTCAAGCCTTTATAAGTAACTAAACAGCCGTGATATTAAACCCGCAGGAAACATTCATTGTCGCCAGACAATTAAATGACCCCGCTGACTCAAATACCTACTACGTGCAGGCAGTAATTCGTAATGCCAAAACGGATGCCATCATTGCCACGCTGAATCTCGACAGCAAGGGCAGTCAGCGCTTCACCAGGGAATGGCAGGTGGTTTCTGACCCCACCGGCCTTGGTTTGTACATCACTGTCACCACCACGGTGTACACCGACTCCGGTTACACCACCAAATCAACTGCATACGCGGTTGAGCAATATGAACTGCTGATTCAGGACAGAATCAATCCGTTCATCAGAGGCGGTGGAGGCGGCGCGGACGTTGATTACAAGCGCATCAGGAAGATTATTCAGGAAGAAATCGGCATCCCGCCAGAGCAGAAAGAGCCGGATTTGGTGCCAATTTCCGAAGGCTTGCAGGCCGTCATCACTGAAATTCGCAGCCTGCCCCGGCCAAAAGATACAGACCTCAGTCAGATTCTTGAACAACTCGCCCGCCTTGAAGCGGCAGTCAAAGCAATCCCGGCCTCCAGAACAGTTGACCTCACGCCAGTAACTGACATCCTTCAGGAACGCCTCAACCCTTCCGCCGTTACAGACCTTTTCACTCCCACCGTGGACAAAACCAATCAGAAATTTGAAGACACGCACAAGCGCATTCGTGACCTTTACTTGAATGACATCGAAGAAATCAAAAAACAGCTTCGCAGCCTTGGCGAACAGTTGGACGAAATCTCATACATCGTTCCAAACGGCCAGATAATTAACAGACATAAGAATGTCAATTAGAACAACGCAGGAGAAGCTCGCCACTGGCGGCGGCGGCGGTTCCGGGACAGTGACCAGTGTTTCAGTTGTTACGGCCAACGGCATATCCGGTTCAGTTGCCAACGCCACCACCACTCCTGCCATCACCCTCACCCTGGGGGCAATTACCCCGACGAGCGTAAACGGACTGACCCTGACTGCTCAGGCAGTCGGTTTTACCATTGCCGGTGGCACGACCTCAAAGACGCTGACCGTTAATGGTGATGCCACAGTTTCAGGCACGAATACCGGAGACCAGACCATCACTCTTACTGGTGATGTAACCGGCTCAGGCACCGGTTCTTTTGCCGCGACCATTGCCAACAACGCAGTCACACTGGCCAAATTCCAGACCATTGCCACGGCCTCTGTACTTGGCAGAAATACCGCAGGCACAGGTAACGTTGAAGTCCTGACCACTCTGCCTAATGGAGTGCAGGACAACATCACCCGCCTTGGCACGATTGCGAGCGGCGTCTGGAATGGTACAGCTATTGGTGTTGCTTACGGCGGTACGAATCAGACCAGTTACACCAAAGGCGATATTCTGGTTGCCAGTGCTGGGACCACCCTGACCAAACTGGGGGTTGGCACTGACGGGCAAATCCTGACTGCTGACTCAACTCAGGCCACTGGTGTGAAGTGGGCAGCAGCAGGTTCAGGCTCTGGCACAGTTAATTCCGGCACACAGTATCAGCTTGGTTACTATGCAACCACCGGAACCGCAATCAGTGGGAACTCCGGCATCACGACTGACGCCAGTAATGTTCTCTCAGTCGCTCCATCAGCCAGAACTTCAGGCGCACCCGCTTTTTATTTCCGCGTAGTCACCCCTGCCGATACCGGCCTCACTGCTTCAACTGAAAGCATTGGAATGCAGCATGGAGGTAATACTTCCGCTGCCACTGTCACCAGACAATTCGCAACCGGTGCGCTGACTCTTCAACGTGAGCATTTGTTTGTGGCTCCAACTTACGCCTTCGTTGGGGCTTCGACATTGACCACTGCAATCAACGTGGAAATCGCGTCTCCAATCGCGGGGACGAATGCCACGCTTACCAACAGCCATGCCTTACGGGTAGTTGCCTCAGCCGCAGCTCACGTCCCACTGGTTGTTAACGGCGCTGCAAGTCAGACCGGAAAACTGACGAGCTGGCAGGTGAATGGTACTGAGAAGGCATCTATAACCAGTGACGGGAGGATTATTCTTGACCCGGGCGGGGTCAGTGCGTTGAGCATTGCCTTTACTGGCGGCACTAATATCGGGTTTTATCAAATTTCTGGTGGAGTTGCTATGGTCTATACCGGCACACTCCAGTGTTCAATTGCTCAAGGCGGCATTCGAAATATTTCGAGTAATTTCTTTGGCTGGAGTGCTACAGGTGACCCTTCAGCAGCCACAGATACCGGGTTCTTTCGTGCAACGGCCAAAGTTGTTTCTATAGAAGCGGCCTCCAGTGCTGGCGGCACTTTTCGTACAGTTGCTACAACTCCCAGCCAGGTAACTGCCGACCAGAATAACTACAATCCCGGCGGTTCAAGTTTCTTCCAACGCTGGAACAGTGATGCTTCCAGAAACATTACCGGCCTCACTTTCACTGCCGCTCAGGTTGATGGCCAGGTCCACCAGATTTGGAATGTGGGCTCGAACAATATCGTCCTGCAAAATGAAAATGCCAGCAGTACCGCTGCAAACCGCTTTACCACCTCAACTGGAGCTGATTTGACGCTCGCTGCCGGGAAAGGTGCCTGGGCAGTATATGACGGGACCAGCAGCCGATGGCGCGTCTGTTTACTAAACTAACCAACTAACTAACAACTATGGCTACATATTCTTTTTCATTCGAAACTGGTGTTGTTCCACTGAGCAGGTTTGTTGACGCAATATGTTTGAAATACAACTATAACCCGGCAACAGATGGTACGAAGGCCCAGTTTGCAAGGCTGCAAGTCAAAAAATTTATTGAATCAGCAGTTGTCAGCGTTGAAGCTGATGCTGCTTCAGCCAGCGCAGTCCAGACTGCAATTACTAACGCTCCATCATTAACATAAAAATATGAATATCAACCTACCCTACAACCTTCCCAGGCCGGAAGACAAAAATGCAAAAGTAAGGAGCAACCCTGAGAATACGCTTGAGTTCATCGAAGCTGCTGCCAACTCGGTTTTCGAGAAAGGCTTTGACACTGGCAGCCAGCGCCGCACATTCGGCAGACTCCAGCGCAAAATTGATGCAGCCATTGAAAAGGAAGAAGACGAGATTGAACTGGCCGCTGACGAAAAAGACCTTCTGAAAGAAATCTTCTTCAAACGCAACCCGCAGTTTTTTCCCAACTGGTCGAAATACGTAGTTATTCTTGAAGAGGAAATTGAACGGGCAATTGAATAATCTCAAAAATGACCGGACAACAAATCATCGACAAATTTACTAATTACGTTTCCGACTCTCTGGACGCAGATTTCGCGCTTCAGCTTGTTAATGACGCGAAGAATGCCATTGAGACCGAGCTGGAACTTGAAATTACTAAGAAGCTCAATTCCTCAAACTCCACCGCTGCTGGCCAGACATCCACAACCGCAATCACGCTGCCAAGTGACTTTTTTACACCTTTGCCGATTTATGTTGGCACCCAGAAATACACGCCGGTTCCATTTGAGCATCAACAGTTTTTCAAAGATGAGCCAATGCGCTACTGGATTGACCACGCCAATGGTCAGTACCACCTCACTGGCACCCAGGGCTTTGTTCAGACGATTTACTTCTTTTACCAGTACGCCACCACTGACCTCACCACTGGGTCTTCACCGGTCTGGCCGACCCGCTTTCACTCCCTCATCCCTCTGGAAATGGCCCGACAGTATTGGCAGATAGACCAGGGCGAACGCTCACGAAGCTGGGATGACAAGTTCGAAAAAGACTACCAGCGCGCCAGGAACCTGATGATTCAGTGGGACCACAAGCTGAAACTCGCCGCAATGGACAACAGCGCTTTCATTGATTTATCAACCTCATCTTCGGAAAACCGCCCCAATTACTAATGCGAATCAAAGAAGTCAAAACTTTCATCAAAGGAACCATCAATTCCATTGAAGACCATTCCATCCCGGATGGTGCGGCTTCTGATTCGCTCAACTGGCGCACGCTCGGTGACAAGATTGAACTTCGCAGGGGGTACAAGGTCCTCGGCACTGAGCAGAGTGGCACAGGTAGTATTGACGGGATTCACACGGCGTTCAGGGCTGACGGCACACAGGTAGTGTTTCGAAAACGAGGCCGGAAACTTGAGTATTACAACACCGCCACCAGTGACTGGTCAGAGACCGGTACCGATATTTTCCCTGTCGCAGCCGCGAGCGATGAGGCCTCTTTCAGCAATTATGCATCCCTCGCCGGGAACCAGATGTTTGTCTGCTCCCCGAATGCCGGGCCGTTCAAAATCATGGTGGCTAACCCCGGCTCGTACACTGACCTGACAGATGCCGCAAAGAACTTTCAGGGCTACATCAAAATCAAACAGAACCGGATGACCCTCTGGAACCGGAACAAGGACAAGACCGGTATTTATGGCTCGTACATTGATGCTGCTGCATATACGGGCATCGCTCAAATCTGTGTACCCGCACAAGGAAAATGCCATGACAGTTTTCCGAAATCCCGTTGCCGTTCCCGCCATCTGGCTCAGCCTGCCAATTTAGATTGA